CTCTTCAGCGTTCGCTATCCGTCTGCCAAAGTTTGTTGCGAGATAGTTGGTTAGATTGAATACGTTATCTTGTAAAAGCTCGTCTGATACTTTCATCCTGTTGTTCAGTCAATGTCGTTAATATTGACCCGCCCCTGTGTGCTGCTGCCTGTTGCCATGCAGAGCAGACTATATCATCATCCCTGTGGGATGTCGTGCGCTTCCACCTGACTACAGGTGTACTCCTTACGGATAGTCGTTGAACCTTCCCCTGTGGGCTTGGCTGCTGATTGTCCCAGAGGGATTTTCCAGCAATTCACACGATTTGCAATTATAACTTGCGCCATAATGGATCCTACGCTACCAGGGCGTATCTTTGAATCGAACCGAGCTTGTACGCAGATAATGAGATCTGTGTAAATGCAACATCATCTTCAGTAAATGAAGCCTCCTCAGCCATCCAGACCGCTGCCGCTGCATCTGATTCTACCGCTATATTGCGGTCGGACTGCGTAGTGATAACGGTGCATAATTGCCTCATTACATTAGCTTCATCGAGCGTCTCGATCAATTTTCTGTCGAGTACGGTTTCTGTCAAGTAGCCGCCCTGTGCATCCGTCCCAATACTGAGACCACGAGCCTCGTCGCCCACGAGCGAATTAGGACCGTATCGAAGGTACTTATAGAATGCGTTACGATACTCATCAGAATCGAGCATCTCTGCCTTTGTTGAAGTTTGACGGGATACTCGAGCTTCGCCGACATCCTGAGAAATCATGCTCTCGGCTTTGACTTGCTTCTCTCGTCGGTCTATTGTTGCTGTGAAGTCCTCGACATCAGTCTCGATCTTGTCATACGATTGACGCTCTTCCGAAGATAAATTTCTACCTTCATTTTTTGATAAATCCAGGATGCTTCGCATCTCGGAGATCAGTTTTGCTCGAAGCTGTTTTAGCTCCGTGAGTGTTTGGTCAGCCATTGGCTTCCCCCTTTGTTGTAAAAATGCGACCCCGCTGGGTCTGTACTGATAGCACGAAACCGCGCAGAAGTCGCATAGGCGTAGATCTGTCTAGGTTGTTAGGTTGTCTCTCTCAGGAATCGCATCGGCGTAGACCTGGCAAGACTTCCCCCTGTATATGTTCAACGAATATCTGATTCGTTTATTGCATTAAAGCTCTGAAATTTTCCAGCTGTTTTTTCTCAGGTCGTGAATCATGACCTGGAACCGCCGCCGGCGTAGATCGTCGTCGTCGAGATCTTCAGGCATGGACCGCAGGGCTATCTCTGTAGACTCATAAGCCGGGAAGCTGACGATAGATACGTCCATCAGATCAACATCAGAGATGTACCGCGTGTTTCGCCCTTCATGCTTCTCCCAGCGGTCGCCCTTGACAGTGAATCCAAAGCTCATCGCGTCCAGCGTGCCGATGTCGATCAACGTGGCAAGGTCCCTGCCATCCTGAGTATCTGGTAGGTTGATCTTGGTATGCAGCCCTCGGCTGTCTTCTCGAAGCTCTAGCGTGTTATTCTTTGTGCGTCCGATGATCCGGCCGGAGTCGTGATCGATCAAAGCCCGGACATCCTGACCCTCTGCTAGAGCGCGAGTAAATGTACCCGGCTCAATCACCTCGTCGAACCTGCCCAGGTTTGTCTTGATATTGAATACGCTGGCGTAGCCCTCCAGCGTTCTCTTGTCATCATCGCCGAATCGAAACTCTGCAGCTTCGAAGTCGATGGCTCGTTGTTCGTTCATCTGATCCCCCTTATAACCTTGGTCGCAAATTCCGCAGCAGTTGATTCTGAGCGGATCCAGTCTGTCGTTGTTTCGTCTATCAAGATACCCGTATCACTGAAGTCCATACCCGCAGCCAAGGCTACAGCCTCCATGCAGGGAGCTATGATCTCAGTGACCAGTGCCGGTAATTCAGCCTCCCTCCAAGCCATACGCCATTCGCCGTAGTGGTCGCCCTTACGTTTGAGAGCTTGCCGTTCTTTGTTCTCTTGGATCCGCTTGGCTCGGATCAGGGCATCCTCCAACAGCGGGACAGCCCAGGACCTATCGTCAGCTGCAGCCGGCTCTTCGGTCAGGGTTCCCATGTTGAGGGGTTGTATGTATGTATCTCCCTCTGGAATTGCTGATTTGTTCTCTAGGGCGCGGATCTCATTGATCGACATCCAGCCAGCCTCTCGAGCAATTCTGTAGGATTCGTACCTTGTTTTAGTGTCTCCGCGTAGTAAGCCGTCTACCACGAACTCAGGATAGAAATCATCACCGATGAACAGCTTCCTGCTGATCTCCTGCTCCCACCTGACCAGCCAAGGCCTCAGCGTATGGGTCACGAATTCTATCTGCTGGTGTTCGATGTTGGAGAATGTCGCCCCTGACATGCTGCCCAGGAGGTGCTGAGGGATCCCGAACCATCGGGCGATCTCTTCCACCTGAAACCGTCTAGTTTCTAGGAATTGTGCGTCTTGTTGGCTGATCGACAGTTGGGTCCATTTTAGCCCCTCCTCGAGTAAAGCTGTAGATCCGGCTCTGGAGCTTCCAGAATGAGCGGCGGTCCATGATTCGCGTAGCCTGTCGCTGGCTTCCTTGCTCATCTTCCCTGGATGCTCTAAGACCCCGCCAAGTCTTGCACCATTGCTAAAGAAAGAGCCGCCGAATTGTTCGGCAGCCAGTCCAAGTGCGATAGAATTTCTTGCCAGCGTGATGATTCCATAGCCCACTAGTCCATCGAATCCAAGCCCGGAGACGTGCAGCATATCATCAGCTGCTAGCTGTACAGTCTCATCGACGATATAGATCACGTTACTGGCATCATCTACGCCGACCCTCACGCGGTCCGGGGTAATTGGCAGCAGGGCAGTAGGATTGCCGGACCCATCTCGGACGATCTCAGCGTACCCGTTTCCCCACGTCAGTACATGCCCCATCATGGTCTCGCGCAGGGCGTAGGAAGTCATCCAGTCATTAGGACGCTTAGAGAGTAGCCCAGCTACAGGATGATCTACAGCTCTCTGCTTGCCATCCTCGAGCCTCTCGTATGTATGAAGCGGCAATGAAGCGACAGCCTCACTCAACAGCCTGACAGCCGCGAAGACTGCCGAACTGTTGAGGGCTGTATTCTCGTTTACTGTTATTCCGCTCGCTGTAGATCCACCAGATAGGGCATTCACTAGCCACGTTGCGGGACGCGCCAGTGTTGCCCTCTCTTCCTTCTTGCCGAATAGTCCGAATATGCTCATAGCGTAATTATCCCTCGATCTTCATAGATACTATCACCGTCGTCTGTCTCAGCGGTCGCCCTTGCTAGTGCCATCACCAGCGCGACGATTCCGTCTATCTTTTCTGTACTCTTTTTTTTACTCGGCTTGATATTCCCAGCCGGATCAGTTTCTATAGCGACATTCGATGCCATCCATCGGAGGACGGGATTGCCTTGGTGGTGTAGTTTGCGGCTCATCACCAGAGCCTCTAGCTGCTTGGAGGGTGCAGACATGGATCTATATCCTTGTCCGAACATGACCATATTGACATTCTCGCCCTCTAGCTGTGTGACGATCTGCGTCGCGTTCCAGCGATCAACCGCGATCTGTCTGACGTTGATCTCTTTGGTGATATCTAGAATGTCCTCACGGATCTGGTCGTAGTCGATGCAGTCGCCTGGCGTAGCTGTTACCAGAGATTCTCTGATCCAAGCCTCATACGGTACTCGGTCCTTGCGTTCTCGTCTGTGTGCATTTTCTTCAGGGATCCAGAATCGGCAGACTACATCGAATCCACCCTCCTCGTCCTGTGCCACCATTACCAGGGCGGCTATATCTGTCGTGCTGGCTAGGTCAAGCCCAGCGTAGACTGGGCGATCTCCAAAGACTTCGAAGTCGTCAGCCTCATCCCATCGGTCCATCGGTAGCCATCTCACAGCTTGCTCAGTCCATTGATTGAGATGAAGCCGGCGGAAAGTATTCTCGTAGCTGGGAAGCTCTGCGGCTTTCTTTGATTCGATCTCCAGGTAGTCCTTGCGGATCGATATGCCCAGCCCTGGATTGGCTGCCTCCCAGACTTTGGGATCTCTGAAATCTGCCTTATCGTCTGCTCCGTAGATCACAGGCAGAAAAGTCTGATCCTCGATTATGCCATCTCTCACCTTGGCGGCGTAGTCGTGTACCTCGTAGCAGATACTATTCCTGTCGTAGCCGGCTGTCGAGATCGCTACTGTGAGAGGCTGTACCCTTGCCCCGGTACTGGTAGACAATACGTCCCACAGGTCCCGATTAGGCTGGGCGTGCAATTCGTCGAAGATGATCGCCGAAGCATTCAGCCCGTGCTTGGTGTACGCATCAGCCGATAGGACCTTATAGGTCGAAGCTGTACGCTCTACGCCAATCGATTTACGGAAGATCTTAGAAACTCCTCGCAGGACTGGCTCTGCTGCAACCATTTGACTAGCGATATCGAAGACAATGCTGGCCTGTTCTCGCTCGGCCGCTGCTGAGTAGACCTCGGCTCCCTGTTCGCCGCCATCTTTTGAGAATAACATATAGAGGGCGAGTCCGGCGCAGAGCGTAGATTTGCCATTTTTTCGTGGGACCTCGATGTATGCCGTGCGATATCTGCGTGTGTTATCATCTTTGCGCTTCCATCCGAACAATGCCCCGATGATAGCCTCCTGCCAGTTGTCCAGCTCGAAGGGATGCCCAGCCTTCTCGCCCTTCACATGGGTCAAGCAATCCCTGAAGAAACCTATGACCCTATCGGCTGCCTCTTGATCGAACCAACAGTCCCCCGCTGTAGCTGCCGGATCATAGCCGGCTATCAGGGATTCATGCGATGTATCTGGATTTGTCATCCGCTGCGGTATGGTCTGGTACTTCGATCTTTGTCCGGCTTGAGGGTGTCAGCCCGAATTGCTGGGCTGTTTGGTGTAGTCTCTTATATGCCTCGTCTCGTACTGCCAGCCAGGGTGATTTTCTCAAAAATCCGTCTTTCGTAGTTTGAGTCTTGCCGCCCTCGAGCAGCTCAGCCTCCGCTTCCTGGATCTCAGCATACGCCTGGCAGTAGATAGCGAATTCTGCCCGGTCTGCTTTAGTGAGCAGCCCGATAGTGATCAGCTCTGGAGCTAGCCTCTCCCATTCTAGCACAGCATCAGGACAGAGCCAGTCCGGGATAGTTGCTACGCCGGAAGGCTTTGGCTCGTTTCTATTCTTGCGCTTGTCTCGCGTCCCATGCACGATCTTCAAGGCTGTAGGTTTTCTGCTAGGTCCTGGCATTGTCACATCGTGTACTGTTACATCCTGTTACCTGTTGAAAGGTTTGTATCTTGGAC